CCTAACCTAATTAATCATGGGCTAGGTGCGCTCCCGTATCTAGCCCAGCAGCTCACATAAAGGAGACAGAGATGCCAGCAATCATTACCGTAGCTAGTCTTCGGACGGTTCTTGGCGTCTCTGTTTCTCTTTATTCAAACGATTATCTTGAAAGCATTATTGATTCAGCCGAGCAGGTAATTCTGCCGCTATTGACTGCCAATCAAAACTCAGTCGCCGCCGTTTATCTTCAAAACAATGTTGCCTATTACATAACACAAAAGCCGAACACATTCGTCGCCGGTCAAAGTGTCGTGGTCACAGGTTGCGTCCCAGCAACATTTAACGGAACACTGACAGTCACTTCGAATTACTATGATCCATTTCCTTACTTACCTTTCGCATATCCGGCTCCATATTTCTACTTCACGGCAGCTATAACAAATAGTGACATTACATTCCGTCCAGTCATTCCTGGCGGCGTAGTTTATCTATCTGGGGCAGACGCGGCCACGCTTTACGCAAATACCGACGCAGTCGAACAGGCGGTCACCATCGTCAGCGTTGAGATATTCCAAAGCGTGGTCGCTCCAGGTGGTCAGATTGAAGGCGTGGATTTTACGCCGTCGCCATATCGAATGGGTCGATCACTGCAAAATCGCGTCATAGGTTTACTAGGTAATTACATCGACGTCTCAACAATGGCCATGTGATGCCTACACCAACAACTATTGCGACAAACGTCAGAGGCACTCTTGCGACTGCTCTTGCTGGCGTCGTGGCTTCTGTGTATAGCTCTCCACCAGAGGCAGTCATTCCGCCGGCTTGCGTAATCGTTCCAGATTCGCCTTATTTAGAAACGACGACAATCGGCAAATCGCAGGTACGCGTGAAAATCAATTTCGTGGTCACTGCGGCCGTTGCCTATAACAACACGGCCGGAGCACTCGACAATCTTGAGCAGCTTGTTATTAGCATCATGGCAGCGATGCCAGCAGGTTACGAAGTCGGAGACGTTCAACGTCCGACAATCCAACAGGTCGGCGCGACCAATCTACTAGTGGCGGATCTCTCGGTCAGCACTTACTACACACAACAGACAATATAAGGAGCAAAAAATGCCAACAACAATCGTCACGGCGAGAGACTTAGTTTTAACAATCGCCACAGTGAATTATGACGCACAAACAACGGCGGCAACGCTAGTCAATGCACCAGTCATTACGACATATCAGACCCTCGATGGAAAAAGTTACAAACATGTCGATGATCAGTGGACGCTTAACCTTGAGCTGCTTGCAGACTGGGGCGTTGCATCATCACTCTTTGAAGCGATGTGGACTGCCGCTGATACTGCTCCAAACACAACTTTGGCCGTGTCATTTACTGCCGTTACTGGCGCAGTCTTTACATGCAACGTCTTTCCAGTATTTCCATCCGTTGGCGGCACTGCTCCAGAAGCACAAACTGATTCTTGGGCTATGTTAGTCGATGGCAAGCCAGCCGATACATTCAGTTAATCAATAGAAACGGGAGCAAAGAATGAGACTACCAATCACAATCGAATACACATCAGGCGAGTTCGGCACTTACACGGCTCAGCCGCCAGAGTGGGCTAAGTGGGAACAAAAGACAGGCAGCACAATCTCGCAAGCGCAGGAGAAGATCGGAATCTCTGATCTTCTCTTCCTTGCGTGGAATGCGATGAAGCGTGAAGCTGGTGGCAAGCCAATCAAGGGCTATGAGATTTGGTGTGAAACAGTGGCCGACGTGACAGTCGGTGAAGTTCTCCCAAAAGTTACGCCGCCGGAAGCGTAAATCGAATACTTGTGGAGTTAGCAATAGCCACAGGCATTCCGATGAGCGAATGGACGACGGCGGAGCAGATCTATACGGCCTTCGAGATATTGGAGAAACAGAATGAGCGACAAGGTTGAGATTGCCTATGACAAGGCAGACCTTCGTCGCATTACTTCGGCTTTTAAGGCGATGGACGGAGCAGCTACTGATGCAGCTAAACGAGAATCGTCAGCTCTTGCAGAGTTTGCTCAAGGCAAGATTCAGCAAAAGGCGACCAGTCGAGGCGAGGCCGCCAATCGAATTGCCAGTGGCTCCCGTGTGTCGAAATCTTCAAAGATTGGCGAGTTATCTTTCGGCTTTGTAAGCCAGAAGTTCTCAGGCGGAGCAACGACAAAGGATCTTTGGGGCGGTACAGAGTTTGGATCTATTAAGTTTAAGCAATTCCCAAAATGGTCAAACTCTAAGGGCTACTTTATTTATCCGACACTACGCGAAATACAGCCAGACATCATCGCCAAGTGGGAAAATGCTTTCGACAGAATCTTGAAGGAGTGGTAAATGGCCGGACAATCGCGCACACTCAAGCTCTCGATTCTTGCTGATGTAGATCAGTTAAAAAAGTCGCTGGCTCAAGCCAACGGAGACGTCGATAACTCATCATCAAAGATGGGCGAATTTAGTAAAAAGGCAGGACTGGCATTCGCAGCCGCCGGAGCTGCCGCCGGAGCTTATGCAGTCAAGCTGGCAGTCGATGGAGTTAAAGCTGCGATTGAAGATGAAGCTGCTCAGATTCGCCTTGCCACTGCGTTAAAGAATGCAACCGGTGCAACCGATGAAATGATTAAGTCAGTCGAGAAGCAGATTCTTAAAACATCACTGGCCACTGGTGTCGCAGACGATAAACTTCGTCCAGCCTTGCAGCGACTTTCGCTTTCAACTAACGACGTTACAAAGGCTCAAGGTCTTCTTAATCTTGCATTAGACATCTCTCAAGCTACTGGCAAGGGCTTGGATTCAGTAGCTAATGCACTTGGTAAAGCCTACGACGGCAACACGGCAGCTCTAGGCAAGCTAGGCATCGGACTATCGTCGGCAGAGCTTAAAGCGATGTCATTTGAAGAGACGCAGGAAAGGCTTTCAGATCTATTCGGTGGCGCGGCAGCAGCTAACGCGGATACATTCGCCGGACGCTTGCAGATTCTTAAAGTGACCTTTGATGAAGCCAAAGAATCAGTCGGTGCAAAGCTTCTGCCAATCATTCAGCAGCTTGTTGATTTTGTGGTTAATAAAGTCGTGCCGGCACTTGGAAAGTTCGCTGATTTCTTTAAGCCAATTACGGACGCAATCGATAACAACAAAGAAGCCTTCACAGAGTTTATTGGATTTATTCAGAAGTACGTTGTGCCGGTTCTAGTTACAGTCTTAGGCGGAGCGTTCAAGGTAGTCGGTGAGATTGCTGGCGGAGTTATTAATGTCATCGGTGCGGTCATTAAAGGCTTAAACGGATTGATTGCTGGAGCCGTTGCTGGAATCAATGCTCTGATCCGTGTCTATAACTCAATTCCATTCTTGCCTAATGTCTCACAGATTTCAGCTCCACAAGTTAGCGTTCCCACAGTCACAATTCCAAAGACAACTACTTCGACACCTAGCATTCCTACAATCTCGGTTCCCAGTGTGTCCGCTTCCACTGGAACAGGATCTACAACTACTTCCGGCGGTGGCCTTTCATCAGCCGCATCGGGCGCGGTTCGCGTAGGCGGAGGCTTTACCGACTCACAGAATGCGGCTCGCTTAGCTGCTATGGGCGGAGGAGGATTTACGGATTCTCAGAATGCCGCTCGGATCAATGTGACAGTCAATGGCGCAATCGATGCCGAAGGCACGGCTCGCACAATCGTTAATGTGCTTAATGATTCCTTCTATCGTGGCACTGGCGGAGCCGGCGCACTTCAGGCCGTCTAATGACACAGTGGGCTCCAGAGTGGAAAGTCTTAATTGCAGGCATTGAATACACTGACGTCGTTCTAGCCAATCTTTCAATTACATCAGGGCGCACGAATATCTACACACAGGCGCAAGCCGGCTATTGCACTCTCAATCTTATCAATCTCAATCTTGGCGCTATCACGGCTGAAATCAATGACGCAGTTTCAATCCAAGTCAAAGACACGGCCGGAGCTTACGTGCCAATCTTCGGCGGATCTATTGTGGACGTCGCCGTGACAGTGTCGCAGACCGGCTCAGTAGCAATTACTCAGGAAGTCACAATCACGGCTCTAGGAGCCCTCTCAAGGCTCCAGAAGGTCTTAACTCTTGGCGTCTTGTCTAAGGATTTCGACGGCGACCAAATCTATACAATCTTAGAAGATTTACTGGTCAATAACTGGTCAGAGGTTCCAGCAGCTCTTACGTGGGCGAATTACACTCCAGCAACTACAACGTGGGCTACTGCTGAAAATACAGGCTTAGGAGAAATAGATCGTCCAGGCAGTTATGAGCTGGCCAATCGTGGATCTAGTCAGATAATCACTTGGAATCTGGTGGCCGACCTTGCTACTTCTGGACTTGGCTATCTATACGAGGACGCGTCTGGACTTATCTCCTATGCCTCGGCAGATCATAGATCAATTTATCTAGCCACTAACGGCTACACAGAGCTAGATGCCAATCAAGCTCTAGGCCGTGGAATTAAGATTCAAACTAAGGCCGGAGATATTCGCAACGATGTATCTATCGTCTGGAAGTCTGGCACTGAAACGGCGACCGATGCAGCTTCAATCGCACTCTATGGCAAGCTTGCACAACAGATTACGACATCACTGCAACACGCAGCCGACGCCTCAGATCAAGCCGACTTCTATCTGACACTACGAGCCCAGCCACAGGCATTCTTAGAATCCATAACTTTCGCATTGACCAATCCGGAAGTCGATGATGCAGATCGTGACGCTCTTATCAATGTGTTTATGGGTCAGCCTATTTCGCTCTCAAACTTGCCGGTCAATATGCAGTCAGGAAACTTCTTGGGCTTCGTCGAGGGCTGGCGATTCCAAGCTTCATTCAACGAGCTTTCAGTGACACTTCTTGTTTCTCCACTGCCATTCTCACTCCAGGCAATGGAATGGCAAGATGTAAGTGTCGCCGAAACCTTTAACACACTTAGCCCTACACTTGACTACGCAGACGCGTTAGTCGTCAATTAAGGAGAAACGATGGCAAATCCAACTACCTACTTCGGCTGGGTCATGCCGACGAGCTCTTCGCTCGTTACGAATCTCCCAGCAGATTTCAACACATTCGGCCAAGGCGTCGATAC